AGCACCAATAATCATTCTTAATTCCTTTCTTACTTCGATAAATTCTAACTCTTTTAAGCTACCAGTAAAGTCTAACCATTGTGCAGGATTCTTTCCACCCTTGTCATTCTCTACCAAAAGTGGGTGAATCATGTAAGGATCTTCCTGTGCCTTTTGTTCCAACACGTCCCATGACTTTCTAAATGTCTCATAGTTTCTTGATGAAATTACCAACATTCCTCTTGGTGGTCTCATCTTGTCAAAGTATTTTCTGATATACTCGTCCATATGTGAGAGGGACATAGCCTTTGACCATACGGAATAGATAGGTGAAAATCCATAAAGCAAGTTTGGCTTGTACTTTCCAGCCTTCCAAATAACTTCGCCTTCGCCATATATTACACGCTTAGGCTGTGGAATGCCAATAGAATAAACTGAGTTAACCTCGATAACTGCCTTTAATGCCTGTGCTCCACATCGGTCACACTTTGGGGTGGTAAGTCGTGCATCCCTGTGCTCAAATCTAGGGCAAACCCAAATCTTGTTTCGCTTGTCGTCATATCCAATTCTGCCGTCACTGTCGGCAATCATTGCCACCTGTGGTGGCTCAATTCTTAGCATCTCTTTTATAATTGTTTTTTCTGCATCTATCTCTCCAGTGGTATCGTCTATCTTGTAATTTTTAAGCAAAAGCAAATATGCGTTGTCTGCGATTTCAAAGTCACGTTCCAACTGACGTGCCACGTCTTCCAAAGTCTGTTGGTTGCTGTTTACAGGTTCCATCATCAAGTTCTCCAAAGTCTTACGGTGCTCTGGTATAGGTCTAAGCAAGTCATTGCTTCCACAGGTATCACATACCAAAGCCTGTGCTTTTGGTACTGCAACTGCCTTCTTTTTGCGTGGGTGTGCTTCTGCATTGTCTCCGTTTGCCTCAAATGGCTGCTCGTCAGGGTTGTCGGGGGTAGGTGCATACTGAAATTCCTTGCTACAGTTGTTGCATTTGTACTTCCATTTCTCTACAACCTCGAATCCGTTCTTAAACATTTCACGGTTGAGTGTCTCAATAGGAATACGTAAAGCATCAATGTTGTCTGCCAACTCGTAAATCATGGTGAGTGGGAATGGAAAAATTGGTAGTTTGGCACCTGTGTCGGTGGACATGTACGGCTGGGCAACGCTAGGTCTGGTAGTAGTTTCCGTGTACGACTTCTCTATAAATCCAAGCTTGCTTAACGCACTGGCAAACGATTTACGAAACTGTACCATGACGTAACTAATTTGTCACTACATATATAGTTTTTGTCACGAGGTGCGAAGCACCTTTTTAATCTTACACAACCTTTATATAATCATGTATAAACACATATGGTATGACGTCAACTGTACCTGAGTACTTTGAAGCATTTACCAATTTGCAAAACGAATTGCTAAACGTCTTTGGGGACATATCAAAGAAATCAGATCCACAAGGTGTCGGAAAGGACTTTATCGAGTTACAAACAAAACTTGTAAAGACTACAATCGACAACCTTACTGAAAGTGTAAAAGCCTATCGTAAGGCTTTAGAATAATATTACGATATTTTTTTATCTTTATTCCATCCACGATATGCATCGTCTGTCTCGCATTTCAAGCAAGAGTCAAAAAAACTTGGCTTGCCACATGTGTCACACTGTGAGATGTTTCTAAGATAGTCCTTTCCGTCAAACGATTTTTTTAGACCTATAATAAAATTAGATATAATGCTTATGGTTAACCACCATGTAGTTTACAGTATATGTCTCTGCCTTTATCAGCAGAACAAGTACACGGACTGCCACTTGGAGAAGTAATTATGTCTGGTGGAGAATCCTTGATTACAGGCTTTGCCTTTTTTTCATTTTTCTCGCTTGCAGACATACAATTGGTAAACTTTAATAGTATATATACTTGATGTTATTCATGGTGGAATTGGAAATGGAAGACTTTGGAGAGATACTAAAGTGGTTTAATTACAAGTATGACGAGGTTGAATCAAAGGAAATGGGTGAGCAGAGTCGCAAGACATTTTGGAAACTTCACTTTCTTCTTGAGGACAAGATGATGGAACTGCGTAATCTTCGTGACGACGAACATAAGAAAGAGAACTGAGTATATAAGTTGTTCGCTATATATATAAGTAACATATGCATACACCATACATGCAATCAATTGATGAACAAATACAGTTGGTAGAAAAAGACCTTTTGGACTTGGCACAAAAAGAAAGGGAATTACTATTAAAACTAAAACGTCTTAGATGTGAGAAAAATCATGCCTGTTCAGTAATGGATATAATCAATGGCGTACAAATTGGGTAGATATATATAAGAGTACATCTATGATATATCATGTGGAAACTTGATGACTGGGCTATATTCTTTATCTGTACAATAGTTTTGATGCCGATAGGCATCGCTTTTTATATAGCATACAAGCGTGACAAGGCTAACAAGGAGAGAGACATCTGGGAGGATAGGTATATAAGTGAGGATATAATAGAGGAATTTAGATGACAAGTGCAAGTGCAATACATGACCTGTTGAGACTCCTTCATGAGGAATGGCTTGACGAGGGCAGAAAATCAGTTATTAAACACATGCTTGAAGACATGGTTGACCGTATGGAAGACAACCTGTCAATGGATGATATGAGATGAATGACAAGGCACAGCATTTCATTGCAGGATTTTTATTAAGTATTCTTGGTTTGATATGGACACCGTTGATTCTATTAGGCTTTATGTTTGGCATAGGCAAGGAGATATATGACTATATAAGTGGAAAAGGAGTTGCCGAATGGGCAGATATGACATACACTTTCTATGGTGCGATACTTGCATTAATTATAGTCTTGGGAGCAATAACACTTTGAGCCTAAGTCGTAAAGACCTTGAAAACATCATATGCATAGCATGCAGCAGAAAGTATGGAGAGCATTACAAGGGTAATGGAACGAAATTTAACCTCCCCGAGCTCATGTCATGCATGTTCAGAATACAGGGTACTTTGGTTGCTGACGGTATAAATGATGCTCCTGCATCGTCACCCAATAATGAGGAGCCCAAGCCTAGCCCCCCTGTGGATGAGTTAGATTATGACTGTTAATTTTCCTAACCGATACTGAGGTATCGTTTTCTTAGCCTTTTATATATCTTTATATACCCTATATGGTTCATATTATTTTTCAGGTTTGTGCCTAGGCACGAATCTTAAATTCGTCTGGCATGTTTCTTATATATATCTGGTAATGTCCTAAAAACCGTTTTTTCGCCATGTGCACCTGCCACAACCAGGGCGACAAAAAAAAGGGCGTGAAAGTGTTTTATGCTTTCTTTGGTTTTGAGCCTACTTTCCAAATTTGTATTTGTCCGTTGATTTCCTCTCCGTCAATTACAGTTTTCGGAATTTGTGCGAAATAACCTTTTGTGCCTGTACTGAACTCTTTGACAGATACGGGGATATTCTCCATAACTTCACCCGAGGCGAATGTTAAGGTGGCTATTACTCCATTGTATTTTACCATATACACCACACGCATATACCATATATAAGCATTTTATCGCTAGTGATATTACGACCACATGTTTATATACTGACTACTTTTTGCGATATGTTCTTATACTGACTCTGGGGCGTACCGTACAGTACGGTAATCTGAAGTACGAGTACGGTAATGTACGGTAACCATCATGTTTATATACTGACTACTTTGGCGATATGTTTATATACCGACTATTTTGGGCACTTGGTGTGATACTGATATACACGTGTATATAAAAAAAAAGTGTGTTGATAAAAAAAAGGTATATGTTTATATATTCACTCACGTTGTGCGATATGTTATTATACTGACTGTCGTGCTAGTCGTAATCACGTTATAACGCTGTTATACAGTGTGCTGTTATAAAAAACAATATGTTAATATACTGACTCATGTTGTGCGATATGTTAATATACTCACTGTCGTGCATAGTCACGTCACTACTATAACGCTGTTATGTTATATACTATTAAAAAAAACTCTACGATACTGTTATATAGGTGTGTGCTCGTGTATTGAGGGTATATCCTAGGAACAAATGTATTGAATATATGTCTATATAGTGTGTATGTGTGTCTATATAGTTAGTTTGGTTATACTGTTTATTCTATTGGTGGTATTAGTATTGGGTATATTGTTTTGGAACATGTATGATGCGTACTGTGTCCCCCTGACCTTGTAGGGAGAGGGTTTGCAAAGGGAGAGGGTATATCATGTGTTG